AAGGCGTGCTATAAACACCCAGTTTCTTTGCCGTATAAACCAGAGGGTGCTAAGTAAAAATGGAAAACAATTTCGCAGCCGATGTATGGGCAGCAATTAAAGCATTCTCGCCTGGCGCTCTTGGTGCTGCGTTTGCTGCGCTGAGTGGCCCGGCGAGGAACAGATTACAAAGAACGCTTGAATTCTGCGGTGGGCTATCCGTTACAGTGCTGGCAACAGAGCCAGCGATGGTTTGGTTTAAGTTAGATCAGAAAGTTTATTGGTCTATTGTTGCGTTTACGATTGGTTTTGCCGGTCTGAGCATTACGAGCAAGATTCTGGAAACGCTGCGTAGTCTTGATTTAGCCGCTATCATAAAAGACAAATTCAAATGAGCGTCGATGTAATCTGCGCGGTGGTCAGCATTATTTGTGCGCTGCTGCTGATTTCTCATTGCTCATATGAGGATGGATTGTTTGGCAGATTTGCGTTGCTGCTGCTTGTTGTCGTGGAGGTTATTGTTACAGCACAGGCTTGGTTCGACGATGGGTATGAAGTTGCTCCGACAACGCTATTGCGGCATGTTGCGATTACAATCTTTCTTGTCAGGCACACTTATAAATTCATGTGTTATCACTATCTTGGGTATTATGCTTGGGAAAAGAAAAACACAATTAATCATAAGCGGATTGTATAAAAATAAATGACTATCTCTCCTCAAGACTATTTTAAGGCTTACGACGGGAATCCTGAGATTACACCAGAGATTCACGAAAACGCCGTGGAACTGCTGCGGAAGGTGAACGGGCTGCTGGAGGAATGTGTCGGCAACGGGTGGGTGCCTAGAATTAATCCGGCGACTGGCACTTTGATTAGCGGTCAGATGAACGGCGGCTGGCGACCCCAGGCTTGCAAAATTGGCGCACCGGCCAGCAGCCACAAGCAGGGCCGGGGCGTGGACATTGCCGATGCTAATGGTTCGCTTGACGCGATGATTAACGATGTCATGCTGGCCGAGCATAGACTGTACCGAGAGCATCCGCTGGACACGGAGGGCGGGTGGGCGCATCTCACAGACCGAGCGCCGAAGTCCGGGAACAGATCGTTTCGTGCGTAACCAGCGCGGCTTCCTCGGATTCGGGCTGGCTGGATACGCAGCCATTGCCAGCGCCGTGGTCATCGGTGGCCTGCTGCTGGCGCTAAAAGTCCAGTCTAGCCGACTAGAATCCGCGCAAGCCGAACTGGAAGCCTGCGCCACCAGATACGCCGAAACGCTGAAATTGGTCGAAAAATCCAACAAAGCCGTGTCAGAAATGGCTGAAACCGCTGACAAACGCGCTAGGAACGCCAAGGCTGCGTTGGCGAAGGCTCTGGAAGGTCAGGGTAGCCTAGATTCTGAGATTGCGCGGCTTAAAGCGGCTAAACCGGCAGATTGTGCGGCGGCTGTGGCGGAAATCAGGAAGGGACTCAAGCCGTGAGAGCTGTTCTTCTGGCCCTGCTGCTGACCGGGTGCGCTGGCCTGCCAGACGAACCGCGGGAAGTCTTGGTGCCGGTCGCAACGCCATGCCTGACCGAGATTCCCGCCAAGCCTTCGCTAGTCACCGATGCCCAACTCTTGCTGATGCCCGATGCGCCGTTCGTCCTGGCGCTGGCTGCTGACCGGCTGGAACGGGCTAAGTGGATGGCCGTGGCTGACGCGCTGTTGGTGGCCTGCGTTAAATAGGGGTCGGCAAAGTCTATTGGCGAAATGCAAAGCACGCTTACCTTTCCGCGCCCCGTGCAGGCGGCGCTGTGGTTAATCAACCGTCGTAGCATCCACACGGGACTTCTGCTGTAGAAAAATCGTCGTCAAACATTTTTGTTTGTGCCTCATCAAATTTAAGTAGGTCTGTCCACGAATAATCGCGGCCAAGCCCTTTAATTGTCGTCAGATCGGCGTTAGCTTCCATTGCAATCGCCCTCTGCGCGAGATGCGGATAGTCTTTGGCTAATTGCTTAACCTCTTGCGCCTTCGATGACGGACAGAAAAAACACGCCGATTTACCGGGTAAAGTTAGACCGACAGACTCAATGACGCGAACGCAACGCGCCCTATCCCATCCCCACTCAATTAATGGGTAACGCAATTTGTATTTTTTGTCACCATAATCCTTTGCCCTACGTTCCTCGCCGGCCTCGTAACCAACCAATTTTATGACTTTCTCGCCATCGCCCCATGCTTCTTTCGCCGGTTGCCAGTTATTCAAAAACTTGTCCTGCGGTTGTATCTTGAATCTCTGAGAACAGGTTTTAAATCCGTAGGCAATGGACGGCAATGCGTGGCGGTCAAGGCAATCCTGCTCAAGTGTCTTTGATCCGCTGACCACGTTTATTTCAGGCATCCCGTTTTTAACCAGCCATTCACTAAACCTTTTAATGTGGTCGTAGGTATGCGGCTTCTCTCCGCCAGTATCAGCGAACAAAATCAGGTCAACCTTTTCGCCGCGCTGCTGCATACCAATCAGCATAGCCGTCGAGTCAGTGCCGCCACCGAATGATGCGACAGTAATCATAGTACTCGATACACCGCCCACACCCTGTATTTCGCCGTCCGCCATACTGAGCATCGGCGCAAGTAGCTGCGATGCATGGCTCGTCCGCGTTCGGTCATGTGTTCTTCTCCTTATCATCAATATTATCAATCTTCACGCACTCAAGAAATTGTGTCAGCACATAGACCCAAGGCAATATTAAGTCGCGGCAAATATCTTCGTTTAAATCAGTCTCCGTCATTCTCGGCTGTAAAAGTTTCAAAGCCGCAAGGCGCTCACTAATCAACATGTCAAGATGGTCAAAATCAAGACGCTTTACTATTTCAATTTTGTTGTATTTCATGTGTTCTTCTCCTTGCGTTTGGTTTTCATTTCCACCTCCAGCATTTAATCGCGCCATTCTCAATGACGTATACCGTCATCTCCCCCTCAGTCTGGGGCATCGGGCATACCGACAACGCTACCTTCTGCGCGGCAGGCTCGACCTCTTTGACCCGATACCCAACTGCTGCCGCAGCCGCGCCAACAAACAGCCCAGCAACCAGCACCACGGCCATGCGTTTGATTAGTACTGCTCCGTCAATCACGTAAGGTTTCATTCTGGCTTCTTTATAAGCAATGGACTTGCCAATTCTTTTTTTGAAAACTCTTTAACCCACTCACGCCGTTTAAACTCCATGTACATCTGCTGGAACTCAAACAGTTTAATCTTTGCTTTGGCATCTTCTGCACCCTTTCCGACAATACAATAATAATTTTCACTTTCAAGATATTGAATCCAATCTTTCTGCTCGGCACTTAGGCTCCCTCCCTTGGTGCGCTTCATCTCAATCCACAGATGCCAGGCCGGTGCAAACAGATCAGGCACTCCCGCTGATACGCCTTCAGCCTTCAGACGGCCAGCAGTAACAATGCTTCTTGCCCCACCGTTGGGAATGGCAAAGATACGGACACCTTTAAAAGTCTGTCTAAACCAGCGCACCAGTTCTCTTTGTTCCTCGTGCTCGGTCGGAATCCGATCAGTAATTTTCATAGTCATCTTCTTTTATGTTGTCGCGCAGTTCTTCCAGCTTCCGGCGTGCGCTTATGTTTTTTTCCAGTTGTTGCCAGTTGTTTATTGGCAATATATTTTTGACTCGCTTTTTAGTTTGGACTTTCTTTTTCTCAATAAACTTTACCGGCTTGGTGACAACGACTTCCTCCGTCGAAAAACGCATACAGCATTTCAAACACTCTCTGCGCCTGTTTACCCCTCTGCTGTCCAACACACGCGTCTTTGACCCGCAATCACATTTCATTTCTTCTTGCCCTTCACCAATTGCACTGGTGCTACGTTCTCCACCTCCATACGATACTTGCGTATGGTTTCAGCCACATCAGTTTGCACCGATTTGGTCGGTATGAACTTGCACCCCACATCGATAATGTATTTGTTTCGACTACGCAAGTAAGTGATTGCAGATTTAAGTTTATCTATCATTTCAGTCCCCTGTTAACAATAAAAAAAACAAAATCAAAAAAACATAAATTGCAACTGTGGTCATAACTGCGCTACCTATTAACAACAGCCAGTCGGCATGATTATCCAATTTTCTCATTCCCAATTCCTTTTGATAACTCTAAAGAACTTCCCATCCTTGCGGTATTCAATCAGCTTGGGCGGCGCTGAATTGCTCATCTGCACCGACATATAATCCAGCGCCTCGTCACCTTGCAGGGTGGATGCCTCGGCAAGATTGGCCCCGGACGATGCGGCCATCGTAAACAATTGCTGCATGGCCCTCTGGCCTGCATAGCCATCGTGCAGCACCGGCAGGTATTCAGTGATTGGCTTGTCGCTCAATTCCCCGTAATAGGTGCATGAAAGCATCAACTTCCCGCTGGCCTTGCTGGTGTGAATTCTCCAGTTCCAGGTTGTAATCTCAAGGTCTTTACCCTCCAGCCCCATGATGTCATCGTGGTGCAGTTCCAGCTTTTTGTGCTCAGGCTCAGGGAATGGATGCAAGCAGGCAGGGCAGATCATTATCGAAATATGGACAAGCTCTTGGCAGTTGTCGCAGACCTTGACCGGCATCTCTCCGTTGCCAGTGCCGCTTTTTTTTGATATTTGCACGTTGGTGATCGGCCCGTGACTTGCCACTACACCGGCAAAGTCCAGCACCAAACAGTGATCGGTGTGGCTTTTAACCCTCATGCCTCGGCCAGCCATTTGCACATACAAACTGGCGCTCATAGTGGGGCGCAGCATTGCAATCAGGTCAATGTCTGGGTAATCGAAGCCGGTCGTTAATACATTGGCATTTGTTAATGCTCTGATTCGGCCAGCCTTGAAATCTGCAATTATTCGCTCACGTTCTTTTTTCGGCGTTTCTCCCAGCACGCATTCTGTTGCCACCCCATGCTGGCGCAGGACTGAGGCAATGTGCTCCGCGTGCTTAACTCCAGTGCAAAACACTAGCCATGCCTTGCGATCACCGGCTAATGCAACGACCTCCTGCACCACGGCCTGATTCTTGTCATCCGTATCGACCGCCGCCTGCAACTCGGACTCAATGAACTCCCCGCCGCGCTTATGCACCCCTGTCGTGTCCAGTTTGGCCTTGGTGATCTTGCTCCGCAGAGTGGCAAGGTAGCCCTTAAACACCAGCTCCTCGATGCTGACCGGCTCTAGCAGATCGTCAAACAGGGCAGGCTCGTCGGTGATCAGGCCATGCCCGAGGCGGTATGGTGTGGCCGTTAAACCGATCACCCGAATATGAGGATTGATGGCCTTCAACTCGCCCAACAGTTTGCGGTAGCCTCCTTCGTCCTTGTGGTTGACTAGGTGGCACTCGTCAATGATCACCAGATCAACATGGCCAAGCTGCTTTGCCTTGTTTCGCACTGACTGGATGCCAGCAAACGTAATCGGCTCACCCAAGTCCTTGCGCCCGATGCTGGCGCTGTAGATGCCCAGCGGCGCACCCGGCCAATGCTGGCGCATCTTCTCTGCATTTTGCTCTATCAGTTCTTTGACATGGGTGAGCATCAGCACAACAGTTTCAGGCCAGTTCTGGACAGCATCCTTGCACAGTGCAGCCACGATGTGACTCTTGCCCGAGCCGGTCGGAAGCACCAGGCAGGGATTGCCGGCGTTGCCAGCCTCAAACCATGCGTAAAGCTGGTCTATGGTGCGTTGTTGGTATTCACGGAGCATCAAACAAACTCCTATACACATCAATTCGATTCTGTTGCAGCGGCCCATATTCA